GCATTATCAGATACAGTCTGACTTAGATAATATTTTGCATATCAGTTCTGTTCCTATGCTTGCAGTCTTTGGTTATCCAAATGCAGATGAAATAACAACAGGCCCTAATGAGGCACTATCATTGCCACCAGAATCCAGAATGGAATATATTTCTCCATCAGGTGATAGCTATGACAGTCAGTTCACAAGACTGAAAGATATTGCAGAACAGATCAATACATTGTCACTAGCCGCAGTGCTTGGACAGAAGTTAGTAGGCGAGTCAGCAGAGGCTAAGAGGATAGATAGATCACAGAATGACAGCACAATGATGGTTATTGCACAGCAGATGCAAGACTTGATTGATAATTGTTTAAAGTTCCATAGCGAATATCTCAACGAACCTAATGCTGGTAGTTCTTTTGTTAATAGGGATTTTGTAAGTGCAAGACTAGAACCACAGGAGATAACATCATTGCTCACATTGTTTACTGCTGGAACTATCAGTCAGGAAACTTTACTAAAACAATTATCTACAGGAGAAGTTTTGCCAGATGATTTTGATATTGAAGAAGAGATAGAAAGTACACAGCAGGGAGGTCTTACAGAAGTAGAGCCACCAGAAGAACCTGACCCAGATCCAGAGGAGCAAGAGGAAGAATGATAGATGGACACTCCAGAGGTATTTTTTAGGGAAACTATTGATCTAAATAGATATAGTAACTCTGTTGCAAAAAAATATGCTGTCACTTACAACGAAATTATTTTAAATGCAGCAAAAGAGCTTAAATCTATAAATATACGGCAAACAAAAGCTATTGAAGAGGCTGCAAAAAAAGGTGTTCAGCCTGTAATTATCGCACCTCAGACAAGAAAAAGACTTAGAGCAATAATTAAACAATCAAAAGATAGTCTTGCAACATGGTCAACCAAATCTGCAATTGATTTTAAAAAAGAACTTCAAGGGGTAACGATATTGCAGAAAGATTTTATTGAAAACGAATTGAAAAAGGTAACAGCATCTGGTGATGTGCCTATAAATAGCGTTGCCATAAGTCCCAAGTATGCGGAGTCGGTGATTATGACTGACCCATCAAAAGTAAATATTTTTACAAGTAAAGCTTTTACAGAAGATAATTTTGTTAACTTTGGTTCTGGTAAATTCAGTCTTACTGCTACGCAAGGGGCTGCAATTAGGCTGCCAAATGGCACAACAGTAAGCAAAGCATTTAGAGGTTTAGCAGAATCTTCGGCAGAAAGATTAGATTTGGCGGTTAGATCAGGAGTGTTTGCTGGTGAGTCACTAGACCAAATTACTAGGAGACTTGTTGGTAGGCTTGAGTTTGCGGACTTTGGCCCTTTATCTGTTAAACAGTTGGCTCTTGCTGGAGGAGAACTTACCAAAGTAGCTAATAATCAAATCTCAACTATTGTTAGAACGTCTGTCAATCAAGTTACAAATCAGGCATCACAGGCTGTATATGCCGCAAATAAAAAGGTTGCACCAAAATATGAATATGTTGCAACGCTAGACTCTAGAACAAGTCCGATATGTCAGAGGTTAGATGGTCAGATATTTGATTACAACAAAGGCCCTACACCACCTCAACACTTTAATTGTCGATCAACTACTGTCCCTGTTGTTGACTTTGATGGTTTGCAAAAAAAATATCCAACGCTTGAAAAACCACCAGCGACTAAACTTGATACCAGACCAAGTATTGAAGGAAGAGTTCCACAGGGAACACCATACGGCAACTGGCTTTTGCAACAAGATAGAAAGCTGCAAGTTAAAACTTTAGGTAATGAAGGCAAGGTAAATTTTTTTAAAAAGCTTGCAAAGAGAGAAGGTTCTGGACAGGCAGCTTTGCGGAAAATGATAAGAACAGATGGCAGTGAGAGAAGTTTGAAAGACTTGGAGAGATTGTATGGCAAGCCTAGAGACATAACTATCAAAACAAAAACTCCCAAACCAATTGTTACTATCACTAATCAGGATAAGCTTGAGGAAACACTAAAAGCTGCTAGGGCTGCTGAAAGAAAAGCAAAGGCAGAACTCAAGGCAATAAAAGCAAGAGATCCATTACAGCCAACGATTGCACAACTACAGGGTGTTTCACCTACTGGAAAAGTTAAAGCTGTTGATGTAAACAAAGCTTTTGATTTGATGGACGAAATGGAAGGACTTGCAGGGGAAAACGCAAGAAAATTAAGACAGTTTGTAGAAAAGAAACAAGTATTTTGTAACTGGTCAAATGCAAGAGAAGGTAATATTAGGGCTGGTAGGCAAAAGTATGATTATTTCTTAAATAATCCACAATTCAAAAAAAGTATTCAAAGATCTCTTAAAAATTCAAATGTTATCGGGTTTACAGATACTTATAGGGGCATGGAATTAGCTTTAGAAAAAAACGATTTTCGTTTTATGTCTTTTGAGGCAAAAAAATATTTTACAGCAGGGGGTAAAGGTAGAAAAACAATGAACGGCATGACAATTAAAGGTTCAAACCACATTGTTTTAAAAGCCAAAGGTAAACAAAAAGCAATCAAAAGTGTAAAACAAATGCAAAATGATGTGAAAGATGCTGTCAACTACGCAAAAAATAATCAAAATAACCCTAATTGGGACAGGAGTAATTACTGGTCAGCACATGGAAAAGGTAGATTTGACGAGGGTACTAGCTGGCTCAAAACTTATGTACATGAAATGGGACATCAAGTTCATTACACAAACAACCTTAATAAATTAGATTCTTATGACTGGATACCTAGTGCTTATGGTACAGGAAACTATAAAGAAAGATTTGCAGAAACATTTGTTCAATATATCTTTTCTCCTGTAGAATTAAAGAAAGCATCACCCTCTGCCTATAAATGGATAGAGGAAACTCTTGATGCTTCATTACAAGTAGTCGAAAAATGGAACTAAAGGAACAGGCATTAAAGGTTGCTGGGAGTTTTCCTGAGTCAAGGGACGCACCTAGAAAACTGCTGTCTTTAATTAATGAAGCAAAGGGAGAGGACAAAGAGCTTATTGGTGAGCTAGTAGAAGTTTTATATGCTGGTGCTGAAAATGAGAAAGATTTAAAATTAGTAGATAAATACTTTGCAGACTAATGCCACTTAAAAAAGGCAAATCACAAAAAACTATCTCTAGCAACATACGTTTGCTGATGAAAGAGGGTAAGACATTAAAACAAGCTCAAGCAATAGCTTTATCAACTGCTAAAAAACGCAAAAGGAAGTAATATAAAGACAGCTACTTTTATTGTCATGCCTTCACACTACGGATCAATGAAGCCCAAAGGAACAAAGAAGAAAAAGAAAGGAGGCAAAAAGTAATGGGATATATTTTTAAAGTACAGGGCGAAGAGGAAACAAAAAAGCCCAAAGAAACTAAGCCCACTGCTAAAAAGAAAACTAAAAAGTGAGAAAGTTCCGCAAGGTAGTTAAAGATAAAAAGACTGGCGTTGCTAAGAAATATCTTAGTGGGGCCAAGAATAAAGGTGCAAAGGCATCTGAGATCAAACGCACTGCGGAAGCTTACAAAAGAGGAGAGTTTATTGATATAAAGGCAGTATCCAAATCACGCACTAAACAAGATGGCTCCAAAAAGAAAACCACTGTCCGCAGCCGTAGAAAAAAGTCTAAGAGCTAAGGCAGAAAAGTCCAGATTTACTTATGGTCAACTTGCCGCTGTTTATAGGCGTGGGCAAGGTGCTTATCTGTCTAGCGGTTCACGCAATGTTCCTATGGGTGCATGGGCTATGGGCAGAGTCAATAGTTTTATCTCTGGTAAAGGTGGAGCTAGAAAAGCAGATGCTGACTTAATGAGAAAAAAGAAAAAGAAATGAGCAAGGCAAAATTAAAAAAATATGGTTTGTCTGGATACAATAAACCAAAAAGAACCCCATCACACCCAACAAAATCTCATGTTGTCCTAGCAAAAGAGGGCGATACTATCAGACTTATCAGGTTTGGTATGCAAGGAGCAAAGAATAAACCACCTACAAAGGGTGAATCAGCCGCAGATAAGGCAAAACGCAAGAGTTTTAAGGCTAGACACGCTAAAAATATTGCAAAAGGCAAAATGTCAGCAGCTTTTTGGGCAGACAAGACAAAGTGGAGCTAGTATTGTGAATAATTGTAAATTTTTTATTTATGGCAGACGAAGTAATCAAGCCAGATAACTCAGCTGAAATGGCTGCGTTAAAGGCTGAAGTTGAAAGACTAAGAAAATCTAATTCTGAAATATTAGATGATTACAAGAAAGCTAAGGAAGCTGC